TCTGCTTCTCCAAGTTTGAACGATATTCTTTTACTGTTTTGAATTTCTGCAAAACCCGTGCGATTTGAAGAAGAAATCTTCCCACGATAGCTTATTCCCTTGTGGGTGCTCCGCGTCTTACCTAGGCTTGCTCCTCTTCCGCCCATAACTAATTACCTCTTTCCGAACCATGCGTCGAAGTTTCTTTTATTGTTTGCCCTCCATCTCTCATATGTCGAAGTTGTTGAGATTTCTGGTCGTTTAATTTTGCTTTCTTCAACTCGTTTTTCTTTTAGCGCCCGCGCCTTTTCTCTAAGCACTTTGACAGTTTTGCCACCTTCTTTTTCAGCAAAGAAAACATGTTTACCATTAATTGAGCCCTCAATGAGCACATTTCCATCTTTAGTGTGCTCTCGGGTGGATGTCATTTTTAAAGCCGTTTTAGCATCAACTGCCTTTGCATTTTTAAAACCATAATTCCCTTTTCCAGCCTTAGCATCTCTTACAACGCCCTTGAGTTTACTGCTCATCGCTTTTTCTAACATTTGTTTTCTAATAGTGTTAGAATTGGAAATTCCAGAGCTATTACTGCTTCCTCTTCCGCCCATTGTGCTCCTTCCTAACTCGTTCAATACGAGTATCTTTAAAATACATCACGCCGATTTCTGGTGGGAAATCATAATCCACTTCCTGCCCCCAAATCAAAATATATTTGGGATGAATACGCGCTATCATTTCGTCCAAACCGTCATAGAATAGTTTTTTTGCAGCTTTGTCTCGCATAACGCCAACTGTGCTTATTGCGACAGTCCCGTTTTGAGGTAAGCCGTCAAAACAAAAATTGTAACTATCATGTGTCGACCATGAAACTGTCGGTATGACGGTCATTCCTAAAGTTTGCCAATAACTACCGATTAAGCGTGAACGATAGACATTCCAAATCTGCATAGCAAAAGGCATATCTGTGTACAGACTGAAATCAGGCGTTAACACGCAGTCAAATTTCTCTAGTTTATCGATATATCTATCTGGGCTATTCCAAACCCTTTCGAATTGATAATCATCAAGGAAGAAATGAACTCCTTTTGTGTAATCTGGCTTATTGAGAACGTAATTAAAGCCTATTAAATCCTCTGGTATCCAATCTGTTGGGTCTAATTTAGGAAATTGAAAATAGCCGCTTGCGCTTGAAGGGTCGTATAGCTGAAAGTTTAATGCGGTAAACGTCCTAAATCTTTCATTCATTCTCTTCTTCCTCCTCATTTTGCGTTTGGATTATTAAAATTTCACGTTCTGGCAACTCTTTAGGCAAAATCTCTGCTTGTTGCAACATGTACAAGCCTTGATTTTGAGCTACTACTCCAGTTTTAACCAATTCGCTTACACGTTTAATGTAATTTGAGCCTGTTGGATCAACCGCTGGGAAAATGTCCGAATCAATGTCGCACCCAAGCTTGTTACTTAGTTCGCTAACAAACGGTCTCAAGTATCTTGCGACTGCTTTAGCATAGACATTCATTGACATATCCAAAGACGATTGTTGGTCGCCTTTACCACCTACGACATTTTCAGGGATGCCGTAGACCTTAGCAAATTGACCTGTTGTCCAATCAGCTTGACTAAGCAATTGAGCTACGTTCGACTTGATTTCAAGTGGTTGGAAATCTTCCAAGTCATCCAAAACCAAGGGACCACCATTCATCTGTTTCATGGCTTGGCGTGAGCGTGATTGTTTAGTTTTGAAGTCTAGCAAACCTCCGCCTTTAATTTTCAAAATACCGTTTGCGTTTAATGCGTTTTTGAGCGAATTAAGCGTTAGATTATCACTAGCTTTTTGGATATTTAATTCTCTAGTTAGCGCCATGAGCGGACTAACACTTGTTTTGCCACCATCAACAGAAAGCAAGCGGAAATGCAAGACGTCATTTTGCGGAACATTCAACTTCGCACCAATTTTTGGATCATCAAATGTGATATTGTAATACAAGCCATTCTCGTAATCTGTTGTATTTATCGTGACTTGCGACGGTCTTAAAAACTCCCACTTAACATCTTTCCCGTTAGCATTGCGCCAGCGATAAGCAAACGCCTCGCCCCCCAAAAGCATTTGAGCAAAAATTGATTGATAAAAACCAAAGCGATTCGAATTATTTGTTGGATTGTCAATGATTCCCTGCATTCGTTTGTTAGCAGTGAGCCGAACCGTTGCCAAATCATTTGAAAGTTGATTGATAATCGAAAACAAATCTGAATTCTTCAAAGCAGACTTAGCAGACACCCACTCATTACCCGTCAAACTGGTTTTTAAAAGGTTATAATCCTCATCGTTAAAAAATTGCGCAACTGGCGGACTTTCCGTTGCTTGATTCATAAAATTAAAAATCGGCAAATAGTTTCACCCCCTTTCTAAACGCTGGTTTTAGTCGAAGAACTCTTTGATCCAAGACCATAATTCTGTAATTGCGCAATAAACCACAGCTAAAATTGGTAGCAATGCCACACATGCCAAAAGCAAGAACAGCAAGAAAGCAAAAATGCCCATCATTCCCATTGCTGCATTTAAAATCGCTGTAACCATTATTTTTCTCCTTTCCCAGAAATCAATTCGCTGATTAAGCCAGCAAGAATGAATGTAATTGTCATACTGACACCAAAAGCAACGTGCTGTTGGTAAAATGTTGTTAAATTAGCAGAAATCGCCGCTAAAACGAACATAATTACATCAAAAACAGACCAAATTGCCTTAAAAAACTTTAAAATCATTGTTATTTTCACCTCTAATAATCGTCTAACATGCCACTTTCTGGATTTTTCAACCAATTCAAAACTGCCTCTTGCGACATGTGTTCTACTTTCCATGTTGGATTGTTAGTAATCGCATAATCTTCAAACGCATACATACCGTCATAAAAGCCGTCAATAAGCGCATCTACCACGTCGATTTTGTAAGTCGATTTCATCTTATCTACCTGAATACCGATGTTATCCTCTTTAATAACGGCATTTATCAAGGCTTTGCGCATGATTTCGTCATCAATTCGCGTAATGTTCCCTTCAATGAATAAGGTTTGTAAAAACTTAGTCGGGTCCTTTAACTCGCTTGTGCGCTGCCTAATCGGCATCAAAGGGAAACTTGTGTTAGCCTCTAACGCTTTGATAATCTTAGACACGCCCATAGCGTCATAACCAAAAAAGACAACGTCAAGTGCGTTGTCTTCGACATAATCTAAAAACCAGCGGTAAACCTCCTCTGGGTTGATAAGTCCTTGTGGGTGACTTGTGATGGTGCAGTAGCCTTTTCGCTCAAGCTCACGATAATTGACGCCGTCCTGCTCCATTTTAGCCTCAAGCGAACCTGCTTGTTGCCAAGGAATGAAACTATGTTGCTCAACGTGCCATTTTTGGCTACCATCTTCGCCCAAATACGGATAAACAAAGCCAATTGCTGTGTTATCGCTAAACATCGACGCATCAAGGCCGACATAAACGCGTTTACCTCGTATATCAAACTCTGGGATAACTGCGTTTTCGATATCTTTCAAATCAAGAAAGCTGTTACTGTCAGCAAGTAACCAACAATTCATGTTTTTAACTTGGAAATCAGCAAGGTTACCACTTAGCAGGTCGCTATCTCGCTTGTCCATTAACCCTTTCATAAGGTTCTCACGTTCGCTCTCCAAGTCTAGCAGCGGATTGCTCTTTGCCCACGTTTCTGGTTGGAAGGCCTCGTCTAAGTTATCTTGCGACCAAACTAAGCAAAGATACGTATCAGCATCCCTACTATCGTCGTCTTCCATGGCTTGCTGCAAAATCTTTTGGTCTTCTCTGAAAGGAACTGATGGGTTTGGGTAGGCAGTGGAAATTTGAACGAATTGCCTATTGGGCACTTTTACTTGCCCAGAAACAATCTTAGAAACCGCATCCCTTGTTTCAATTTCTCCAATTTCATCAAAAATAGCCGTGGTAAAGTGGAAACTATCATATTGCCCACTCTCAGCAGATATAGCTCTTAAAACGTTGTTATTTGCTTTCATAATAACTTGATCACTATGCAAGCCCAATTCAGTTTCGTTTGCTAAACTCTTAAAAGGTTCGTTTTGGATTATCTGCTTCATCATTGATTTGATGTAACCAAGCAACTTGTTTGTTTGCTTGAAGTTGATCGATGTAACCAAATAGTCCTGATTGGAAAGTCCGAGGCTTTCAATAAAATACGAATAAGCTGTCAGAATAGCCATTAAGTACGTTTTCCCTTGACCTCGACCGACTGAAACAATCGCACGGCTGAAACGTTTACCGCCGTTAGCATTTCGCCAACCAAAAAGCATACATAAGATGAACTTTTGCCAAGCCATCAGCTTTGTTGGCTCACCAGTGTCTACGTTTGGGCAAATCCTAGCGAAGCGCAGTAGCTTAGCTGCTTCGTCCGTGTCATATCTGTACGGAAAGTCATCGTTGCCTTGCCTTTGCAAATCACGCAAGTGTCTGAAACATGCTAATTTAATCATGTAACCAGCCGTGATTCGACCTTCCAAGGCATCAAAACAATACTTCGTGCCAGCATCTTGATATTTTTTGGCGACGTCAGTGAAATCAAATTCTTTATACGCCGCGTCAATATCGTGTGTTTTCATCAAGTTTGTTTTCACTGCATCACCTCCTTATTTTCCTAAGAATTCCTTCAGCATTTCTGCCGTTGAAGCCTTGTTCGTTTCCTCGCCTGCAATTTCCATAAGTTCCTGACGTCCTTTTGGTGTCAAACCAAGCTGAATGCCGATTTTGTTTAAAGTATCAACAGCGTCTTTCATCGTGGCTACTGCTGGGTTCTTTTTAAAACCTAAGAACTGCTCGCCTAAAATTTCACCAGACCCTTGCGCTTGAATGGGTTTCTTCATTTCTTGTTGAATACCATTTTCTTTAACATTCTCGTAAGCGAGTTTGTAAATTTCATAATTCGTGCAGTAAGTTTCAACCAAAAACGTATCGATTCGTTGAACCTTGTTTGTGCTTTCTAAAAACGGAACGATTTTGCGCCAAACTTCCCTTGCCACTGTCCCCAAGTGGTTTGGCGGGTCGCTGGGTAAACGCCCATTGTTCTGCTGATAATACGGATTTTTAACCACTCATCATTTCTCCTTTCCAAAGCCCTTTATGACACCCCTTAAAAATCTGAAAAATTGGCGCTCGGTACAAGCGAACAG